CGGATGGCATCGCCGGCATCACCGGCGACCGGCACGTAGGTTTCCCCCTCAGCGCCGACGATGTCGGTAAACGTGCCGTTGCCGGCCACATCCGATTGCCACTGGAACGAAACCTCCATCGCGCCCGCCCAGTCGCCCGGCTCGACGGTCAGCGGCACCCCTGCCTGTGCCACGCCCGTTATCTCCGGTGCGACGAGGTTGCGCGGCGCGGTCGGATCGGTCATGTGTGGATCGCCCGAGACCTTGAGCGTCAGCGTGGCGGTCTGCTTGTCGTCGAGCGGGATCGACTGCTCGTAACCGGAGCGCAGCGCGTTGTAGATGAACTGCACGCCGTTGGGGAATGTCTGCCGGACGACGAGCTTCTTCCCCCGGATCGAGCGCAGGAACTTGTCGGTGTCGGAACCCGCGACATAGTTCATCTCGAACGACGCCTCGCCGGCGTCGGACATGTTGGGGATGTACTCCCGCCGCTTGTTCGGCGACTGCATGTGCGAGGCGTCGACGTTCTCGTCGGCGTCGGCCGGCGGCGTCGCCGAGGTCATCTCGCGGATATAGGTAAAGGCGCTGGGGGCGCTGGCGAGCGCGATTTCCAAGACGTGGCCGTAGCCGATCGAGGCTTCGGTGTCGGACATGGCTGTGGTCCTTATGGTTGATGATAGTGGACGATGAAGTCGAGCGAGATGCGAAACGGCCTGCCGACCTCTCCGGCGCTCGCCTCGGAAAGGTCCCGTTCGTTGTCGAGAAAGGCGCCCTGGATGATGCCGCCGCGCCGGCCGGAGAGGATCTTCTCGACCTGCCGCGCGGAGGCCTTGGCCTCCTCGTAGGTGCGGCCGTAGCAATCGACCTGCACCCGGTTGTCCCGCTTTCCGGTGGCGCGCTGCATGGTGTAGTCGCGCCCACCGGCGATGACGTTGATCACGACGTAGGGCAAGGGGGTTCCCTGCGGCGCCTGCACCCAATGGCGGCGCGCGCCCGCGACTGGCGCGAGCAGCGTGGTCAGCAATTCCTCCATGGCTTCAGCCTTTCGCGCTTTTCCGCGCCAGCCGCTTGGCGGCTTTCTCGATCTCGGACCACATCTCGGTCTTGACGGTTTCGATGGCGGTTCCCTTCGCCGCGTCCCAGGCGGGACGTGCGAATGGCTGCGGCCCATGGTGCGCCGTGCCGAATTCCTGCAAATGGCCGTGAGGCACAGGCCCGGCGCCGACGAATAGCTCGACAAGCGTTTTCGGGCTGCTTTTCCAGCCCTGCGGCGTCTTCTTCGCCAGCGCGCCGCTTTCCTTGCGGTGCAGCTTCGCCTGGTTCTTCGACAGTTTCGTCGAGACGGCGATAGAGCCTTTCAGGTCCATGCCGCTGGTCGCCGGATCATCCGGCGCTTTGGCGCGCATGTCTGCGGCGATCGGCTCGGCGATGGTTTTCAGCACCCGCCGCACCACATTCTTGCCGGTCGCCTTCGGCAGTTCGCCCAGCGCGCGATGCAATTCCTTCAAGCCCGAGACCTTGACCGTCACCCGCCGCGCCATCAGTCGTCCTTTCGCGCGATGCAGTCGATTTCGGTGACAACGCGGCGGCCGATCTCGCGCGGTGGCGCGATGATCTCATGCTCGACGCCCTCGTAGACGATGCGATCCTCGATCGTCAGGTCGCTGCGATAGCGGATATGGAATGTCATCACCGCCGTGCCATTGACCTGCGCCGCCGCGAACCGCTCGCTGCCGCGCTCCGGCCGCTGCTGCGCCCACACGGTGATGACGTCGACCCACGCAAAGATCGGCTCGTTGAAAGCATTGGTCCCGGTCTGCTGATGCCGCCGGATGGTTACGCGACGATCGAGCTTCCCCGCGCGCATCAGAACAGGATCCGTCGATACTTGGCGAGGATCGCTGACGTTGCGACCGTCTCGGGCAATTGCGCCCCGATCGTGCCGATGATCGATTCCTCGCGGTTTTCGTACCATGCCCCGACGAACAGCTTGATCGCCGCCTTGATGTCTTCAGGCACAGTGCTTCTGGCCGGCACTTCCGGCGGCCCGGCCTCGGCCGGGACCGTCGGATATCCGGCGCGATAGGTGACGCTGACCGCGCCCGAGACGGACACACCCGAAGCCAGTTCTACAAAACTCCTCCCGCCGCCGTCTGTGATGAGGCTATAGTCGCCGGCATCGAGCGTCCCGTCCGCGCCCGCAACCTCGATCACCTCGATGACAGGCCCGAGCGGCAGGCACATGCGCCCGCCGACGCTCGCATAGTCCTGACGCCACAACTGCTCGACGAGGCAGCGTCCTAGGATGCCCGTCCACCCGTCCAGATGGCTGGTGGCGGCGGCGGTCAGCGCCGTCACCAGCTCGTCCTCGACCGTCACGCTCGGCTCGATCCGAAGATGCAGCTTCATTTCCGCCACCGACACGGGCAGGATTTCCGGCGGCGTGATGAGGACGGGACGATGCATGGTCACTCCGCCTTGTTGGCGAGCTTCGGCTCCGCCTTGTTCCGGGGCCTCGGCTGGGCCTTCTTCCTTGCGCCGTGATCCGGCTTGTTACCGGCCACTTTCAGCACGCCGGCGCGAACGAGGTGTGCAACCTCTTCGGCCTTCGCTTCGCGCGCATCCCCTTCTTCGTAAAACCGGTCGCCGATGTGACGGCGCAATACATCGTATTTTGTCATGGTCGGTCTCCTTCAGTTCATGACAGGGGCGGGCCGAAACCCGCCCCTCGCGATGAGTCGAACGATCAGCCGTCGCCGCCCGCGGGCGGGGCGACGTCGCCGTAGACAAAAGCCTCCGGCCGATAGACGGCCAGCGCCAGGCGCTCCTCGGCGAGGATCGTGACCTTGTTGCGGACGAAGTCGTCATTCTGGAATCCGACCTCGATCCGGCTCGCCCACTGGTCGAAGATCTGCGCCCCGAGTTTGAAAGCGCCGGTCAGGAACTTGCCGACGGCCATCGACTGGGTGGAGACGACCGGAAGGCCCCACAGCGTCGGCTGGGCCGGCGCTTGCGGATTGCCGATGATGTAACGGCCGAGATCGTCTTTGATGGACTCGATATTGTACCAGTCGATCGGGTTGAGCACATGGCCGGTTGCGGGATACTCGGCCAGCGCAGCCTGAAGCATGGCGAGCCGCAGAACGTCGATCGACGTGAACGGCGTCGGCGCAGTCGCGCCCGCGGGAACCGCAAATGCGGTAGCCTGCGGAATGATGCCATGCAGGTTTTCGCCGGTCCCGTCACCATTGAGCAGCTGCGCCTCCTCGACGAGAGCGAGACCGTAGAGCAGGCGGCCGTCGATCAGCGAGCGGATCTGCGGGAAATCGGACAGGATCTGCTTGGATGCGCGGAACCAGTGCGCGATCACCTTGGTCGCGACATCCTTGTCGGTCAGCTTGAGGTCGGAATTCGGCTTGACCGCCCCTTCCGCCACCGGCGCGGCAGCGTTGGTGAAACCCGTCTCCTGAATGTACTGGATGAGCGGGCTGTCGGTCTGGCCTGGCGTCAACAGATCGCGGACAGTGAGACGGCGCTGCGGCAGCTCCAGCACACCGGCAAGTCGGTTAGGAGCAATGCCAGCACCAGCCGCGCCGGCGGTGTCGGTTGTCGCCGTCGTGATGTCGGCCTTGATCGACAAGCTGGCCGATGCGCCGCTGCGCGGCGAATCCGCGAGGGACTTCAGTTCCGCAGTCTCGATGAACTGCTCGCCGAACGACTTCTGGCCAGTCTTGCCGCCCATATCGCCACGGGCGAGCTTCTGCTCCATCTCGGCGACCTGTTCGGTCAGGCCATTCATCTTGACCAGCGCCTCGTCGGCCTGTTCCTTCAGGTTCTTTCCGAGATCCTCCCCCGCTTTCGCCTTGCCGAGCGCGTCTTCCGCGATCGCCTTGACCGCGTCGACGGCCTTCTGGTGATCGGCCTTGATCTCGGCGGCGAGTTCAGCGGCGGTCTTGGTGCCGCTACCCGACCCGTCCTCAGGCTTGAAAGCGATTTTCGGCCCAAAACGGAACATGGAGGTGGACGCGGCGAGAAAAGCGATGCCGCCCGCCGCGAGAATGCGATGGTGAGTCATGGTGATGTCCTGTCAAATTGAGGGAAGGGCTTTATCGGCCCAGCATTGCCCGACAGAAATCGAGCGCGTCTTCCGCTGCGGCTGGTTCCCCCAGCCCTTTCAGGTGGAGGCGCGCGGCACGCTCCGCCTGCGAGTTCGAAAAGCCCAATCCCTTGAGCCACAATTCGAACTCCCGCTCCGTCAGCCGTTCCCCGGCCTTCAGCTTGTCCGTCAGTTCGTGCGCCGCCTTCGCGGCTTTCACGCTGCCGATGGTCGCATTGTCGTTCGCCCCGAGCGAAACGACGGAAACTTCCCGAAGGTCGACCTTTTCCAGTGTCCAGACATGCGTCGACGTGTCGACCGAGTATTCTTTGATCCGATATCCGATCGAAAGGCCGTCGATGTCGCCTTCTTTCAGCAACTCATAGGTCTCTCTGGCGCGTTGGACGCCGAGATTGAGGCGGCCTTTAAGCAACAGGCCATGATCGTCCTCGCTCGCCTCCAGCCATTTTCCGATC